TCCACGTACAGTTCTAATGTAGTGTAGTGAGTGTCTGGCATGTATGCCTGATGCTGAGTCTACTAACTGTGACACAGTGCCTGATGGCTTGCAGCATGTAACAGCAGTACTCTGTTCAATGCCTAACCTTTTAGACCATACAGAGTTTACGTATACGGCATGCTGTTTAAGGCTCTCTAAGTCTCTAGCTAAGTTTTTGTTAGCTGATGTCATAATAGGATTGTCCATAACACCTGTCAGACTTACACCTAGCAACCTTTCCTCTTCAGTATTACGCTGCCATATCTTACGTAGATAAGGAAACTTAGTGTACGTAGACTGTATTGTACCCAGTATTGTAGCAGCCTCTACTTTATTTTTAATGTCTTTCAGTGTATCAGTTGCACGTACAACGACTTCAGTTAGATTGCAGAATTGATATGGCCTCAAGCTAATCTCTGAGCAGGGGTTCGTGCCGAACTCGTGGTCTGGATCACGTCTACCGCTACGCTCTGCTAATACTTTACATGCCTGTCTATTGAAGACACCACGTTCACCTGACTTACTTTCAACAAGTGCAAGCCACTCACGCATGAAAGTTTCTGAGTCAGGTTTTTCTGTATAACAGACAGAGTTATTCGCCAATGCTCTATGTCCTGCTGTCTCCCACCAGTTACCTGATTTAGCATGTCTCATTCTACCATCTGATAAATTGGACAGTGAGATCATGGCTGATCTACGCACACCACCTACAACAACGATCTGTCCAATGTAACACATCAAGTCGTGACACTCTATTGATGACAACTTTCTACCTGATGCAGATCTAAATGTATTTACACAGAAGTTAAACAGGTCAATTAATGGTGCAGGGCCAGATGCTCTGCCACCAAATGTCTTCAGCCTAGCTCCTGCAGGGCGTACCTGACTGACATCCCACTTCGGTATCTCTCCTGCCCAGAGTAGAGCAAGAACCTGTCTCAGTCCTTTAGCCCACCCTTCTTTGCTATCCTTTACAACTACGGTAGTCTCACTCTCTGATAGCTCTGGTACTTCAGGTAGGTTCTGTATGTACTGACGCTCAACACTGAAGCCTACACCTGTACCACATAACAGTATGTACATAGCTTCATCAAATGCTTTAGGGTCATCTACTGGCAGGTAGCTACAGTTGTAGCCTGCTGTGTTGTCACGGTTCAATGCAGCACCTGCTGTCATCAAGGCTCTCATGCTTGGCATGACACTAAGATTAAGTATGCTATCCTCTATATTTTTAAATTCTGATTCAGTTATCACGATAGGCTTTACAATATTGTCCATGTACCTACGTACAGTCTCAGGCCATGTCTCTCTTCTGTTCTCGTCTTCTAACCAACGAGCATACCGTGAGGTATGAATAAATGCTTGGTAGTCTGTAGGTAAATAGTTGTTGCTCATTTAATTACTCCGTTGTTACTCGCATGGCCTTAATCTCCATGCCGTCTATGTCATATACAAATTCATGTACTGCTTCTTGCAGTTCTTCTTCTATCCTTCCATCTGAAGGCATCCTATATTCTTCTTCATCAATGTCAAGTGTTAGTAATATCTTAGCTATCATTGCTAACCTCTGACTCAATGAGCCTGTCAAGATACCATCTTGCTTTCTTTAAATCTTCTACACCATTCTTATACTTATGTCTCCATATATATTTTAGTATGTTACCCTGTAAATACTCTTTAAACCCTGAACCTAGAGCAGCACGAATTGCATCTATACATTCAATGCAATTATCTTGATTGTAATGTTCTGGTTTGTCTACCACATCATATTCTGGTTTAATACTCATTACTTACTCCTCTCAAAGTTTACTTTAATTATATTGCCAGTTGTATTAGCAACTGACTCTTTAACTATGTCTTTCTTCTTTAATATCTCTTCCTGTTCTATCACATTTTCTGCGTAATCGCAAAGCATTTCTCTAAATTCTTCATTTAATTCCATTAAAGGTAGTGATGAACACACAAGAGATGCTACTTGCATTAAGCCTATAAAGTCTTGTTTATTGGTTGTGCGTTGATTGTCTGTTATAATTTCCATATCTATGTAACCATTCCATCTACTATCAGTAAAGTTAGGTTTCATTCGTATGATTATATCATTAACATCAAAGTCATCTACTTGTATTGTCATAGGCTACCTCCTTATTATTTTTTTATAGGGTAAATGTATTACAGGTTTATGTTTGTTCTTTCCTTTTTCTTGTATCCATTCGAGTGGTACGATCCTATCATGGTATAAAAACTTATGTTTGTCACACCAACCTTGATACGTAGTCTTTGCACCCTTGCTTAGTTTGTTTCTGCTGTTGTAGAATACAAAGCGTATATCTAATTTAGGGTGTTGCTTCTTTATTTCAATGTGTTTGCGTCTATCTGCTGCGGTAAAGCGACCCTTACTTTCTATTATGATACCATTAGGCAACACAAAGTCTGGAGTATACGTGCGGTACATAAGGTCTTCCCATTCAATCTTAATGGCCTCATACACCACAGGTATATCCAGTTCCTTGAGGTAGTCAGAGATCTTCATCTCCAATCCACTCCTATACCCATGCTTCAGGGCAGCCTGAAAACGTTTACCATTCACCCTACTACTTCTCCAATGTAAGACACAGTAGGGGGTGTCTTCTTACCTTGGTATACTTTGGATGGTAGATCCTTTATGGTATCCCAACAGGCATACCTGTAGTCGCAGAACTTACAGCCTTCAGGCAGTACTTTATTACCTGATGCCTTACCTCTGTACACTTCAGGGTCTGGCTCAAAGCAACGCTTGAACTCATTTGAGTCAACAGTCTTTGCTGTCTTGTTTAACTTGGCTATCTCTGTATCTAAGTCTAAGCCTGTAGCAGCTACGTATTTAATCTGACCATTGGCCTTATTAACTACCCACCAACCACCAGTCTTCTTACCTGATGCCTTGATGTATCCTGCAAGCTGACCTACATAACCAAAGGAATCTCCATTAGCTAACGTGTCATACGATTCAAACTTATTTGTATATGACCAGTGTGATGCAGACTTTACGTCATCCAAAGCACCATCGACAACAAGATCATAGCTTCCATTAACTGTAGTGTTATCAAGCTCCAAAGATACTGTGTCCGAATCTTCGTAAGCAACTCCTGCTTCTTTAAGTATTCCTTTAAACGCTGCCTCAACTATATCTCCTATTAGCATATTCATTACGAAGGTGGTAGGCTTGGGGAGTGCCTTCTCTGGGTGGTTCTTCTCCCACCAGAGTTGGCATGTAGGTCTACCTATGTTTGACATACGTAGACGAAACTCTCCTCTCCTATTGCCCCCACCAAACTGCCGCTTCAACGCATCCTTGATGTCTTGAGCTACTTGTTCTATGGTTTCATCAGACATAGTTGTCTGCCCATTAGAAGCTTTATCAAGGTACTGATGAATTGGCAGTTCAGCAGGATGGTTCATTATACTAACTCAGCAGTATCAATATCAATGAACTCATTGACAGTATCTGTGTCTACCGACTGATGCTTCTGCATGTTCTCATTCCAAGCACCCATAATGTATTCATTATAGTTAGCTACCCAAGCTAAGAAGTTAGCTAGGTTTTCCTGAGTGTCTTTGTCCATATCCAATGTTTCGGATAGATCCAACTCAGCAGTAGGCAGATAGAATGAGTTACCATTTGGCAACTTACGTTCCTCTGTTCCTGCCTTTACATAATGCTGTACAGGTAGACGTTTCATTTTATTTAACTTGTTAAACACGTCACCCATAGTCTTAAATGCATCACGGTTTTCTACCTCCCATATAAATGGGGTAGTCTCCACGTCTACAGAGTTACCATTGGCATCAACAGGATTAACTAAGTCAACAGTACCGAACAGTACACGAGTACGTTTGATCTGTCTAATCAGATCCTGCATCTTCTCAGGCAGAGCCTTGAAGTCTTCTATGTACCCTGCAGGTTTACCACAGTTAAACTGTCCATCGTTATCCTTCAGATCCATGTTGAGATTGTCTGCCATAATAGTCTTGACATACCTGTTAGGTGTACTGTCAGTACCTTTAATGAAACGCTTGTACATAAACCTCTGTAGGAAGGGGCGTATAGCTACACTCTCAGCGTAGTATGTCTCACCCTCTGGTATCTCCAGTTTGTATGTACCACCACTGACTACCTCAACGTTAGTCATTTTACCTTTGATCTCTTCCTGACCCATTAAAGGTGTGTGATGTATGCGTAGTCTTGCAAGAGAGTTAGTCTTCTCTTTTGTTGGCACTGCCAGTGAACTCATGCCCATTGCTTTTGCCATAGCTTCGTAGTTACTTGTATCTAAATTTGTTATTTGATTCATATATTTCTCCTATGTTAGACTTGTAGGTATATCATGCCACGTCTTTTGTGTCAAGCCAATTATTACCTATTTTTGCTTCTAATAATAGTGGTACATTAAAGTCAACATCCCACTTCTTATTTATGATATCGACCAGTACTTCATTGGTACGATTGATGATCCGTAATACTTTCTCCTTCTCATTAGGGTGTACGTCAATCACAATTGAATCGTGTACGGTATTGACAACACATGATTGTAATTTGTTAGCGTGTAACATCTTGTCTATATAGATAAGAGATACAGGCACGATGTCTGCTGTAGCAAATGATTGCACAGGATAGTTCTTTACCTGAGTAAAATATGTAATACTTCCATTGGCTCTACGTGTAGCCAGAGGGAATGCGAACTCACGACCTGATGGAGTACGCACATTACCTGTAGTAATTACTTCCTTGGCCAGCTTCTTGTGCCATGCACCTATACCTGAGTACTTAGATGTAAACTGTTGGTAGTAGGATGCTTCTGCTGGTGTACGACCAAACCCAGACGCACCGTAGAGAGGGGCAAATGTGTGTGCCTTTGCGTCTTGGCGAGAGATGTGTTGCCCTGCTTCTGTAATAACTTTAGCTGTATAGCTGTGTACATCAAAGCCTGTAGCTACCTCTTCTATTGCAACCTTATCCTGACTGAGGAATGCAGCTACACGAAACTCTAACTGAGCGAAGTCAGCTTCACAAATCTGTCCACCATCCCAGCGAGAGACAAACACTTTCTTAACTGGAAATGTACCACCACGTGGCATGTTCTGCATGTTAGGATCAGCACCAGACAACCTGCCTGTACCTGTCCTGTGTTGTAGTAGACGTACATGCAACATACCATCAGGCTTTACATAGGTAGCTATGCCCTCAACAAAGCTGGACAGGTATGTATCCAGAGCAGACAACCTGCGTACTCTCTGTAGAAACATCTCAGCATCATACATACCTCGTGATCTGGCTATGCCTTCTAAATATATTAGAGTATCTTTACTTGTACTGAAGCCATTGGCACTTACCCACTTAGCATCAGGTGCATTGAACCTCAACCCAGCTAACTCTTTTCTGTCACGGTACAGATACCCTGCACTGCCACACTCAGGACAGTTGTTTGTATTCTTATATGGTGAGCCATCCTTACGCTTCTTACGTATCCAACCATGACCCATGCACTGTGTACAGACAACAGCATACTGTTTATACAGAGGTAAAGTCATCTGTCTTATGTTTGCTAGGTGTTGCCTATCAGACACACGATCATCATATGCTTCAGACCAGACCTTCTTATCAAATACCTTACGGCTAAATATAATCCAAGACAATTGCTCTGGGCTGTTAAGATTGATAGGTGTATCACCCATCAGCTTACGTACATGAGCCTGTAAGTCAGTAGTAAGTTGCTGCTTCTCTTGCTCAAACTCACTGCGTACTTCTTCTAGCTTAGTCAGGTCAACGGCAAAGCCTGTCTGATATATCTTAGTCAGACACTTAGCCACACGGTTAGTCAACCGTGCAGTAGATAGCAGACCTGCATCAGCCGTAGTGTTAAGGCGATACCATAGCTTATCGGCAAGCTGCTGAGTAGCATGAAGGTCAGCAGATAGATACTCACACAACTCGTTGTATGGTATGTCTCGTGTACTGTAGCCCTGCTTGAAGTACTCCTTGAGGGTGTCCTGCTTCTTCGTATCTAACTCATAGCGTTCTGCACAAGCCTCTAGCGATAGAGGTTCCTTCAGTCCACGCTGCAAGACATACTCAACAAGCATAGTATCAAACACTGCACCATCATACTTGAAGCCTGACTCCCATAGCCATAGCAAATCATGTGCCACGTTGTGACAGATGAGTACAGTAGCTTGGTCAAGATACCACTGCACACGCTCATGGTAGTCAGGTTGACTAGGAACATCTGCATGGTCAAATGGGAAGTGCTGCTCAACACCTTGGTCATTCAGTACACCCACCATAGTCAGTGAGTTGTTAGGCTCAAAGGGGTCAAGGTGCATCTTACCACCGCGCTTGGTGACTGTGTTCTCTACATCAAGTACTAGCTTCATCCTTCGTACCTCGCTGTCTGATAGTTGAGTTCACAGTTCACCATGCCATGCCAGCCATTCAACTTGTTCTTGACGATGTTGATATGGCGTAGTGGGCTTTCTTCTTCCTGTCCTTCTACGGTAGGTGACTTACCAATCAGTATCATCAAGTCAGCTTCAGCAGCCTTACCTGTACGTGAGCCTTCCATCATTGATTGGTTAAGCTGCGCACGACCTTCAGCATCTGCTGATAGCTGTGACATATAGAATACGGCACAGTCGTAGGTCTTTGCAATCTGCCTAGCGTAGATAGCACAAGCCTTCAGTGCTTCGTCTGGTCTGGAATAGTTACCCGCCACACCAAACTTGTCACCCATGTCTAGTACTAGAATGTCAGGCTTGAATGATTTACATACAGACTCAACCCATGCCATGTCTCTACCACCTGCATCCTTAATCTTGATGTTATCCATCACAGGTTCATACATACGCTTGGCTTTAGCCATGTCATCTCGCACCTCTCGTGCTGTCATTCCAGCCGCTGCTGTTAGGTAACTAGCACCGACACGGTGAGTAGGCTCTTCATTACATAGGATGATACACTTAGCACCCTGTGAGGCAAACCCGCCCGGCGCAGCAATCAAGCTGGCATTGAAGGATGTCTTACCAGTGTTAGGTCTAGCACCTACTTCGATAAGCTGACCACCTGACACACCCTCTATCTTGCGGGTGACTGATGGTATGTTGAATGCCCACTTGGCTTCCAACTCAGCTTTAGCCATGAGAGTTTC